CAGCGATAGACAACAAGGCCTTAGAAGAATTTCTTAGAGTCTTCAAATTCTATATGGATGAGAGAATGAAGTTGGTTCTTAATGAAAGAGAATATGAGAAATATCAATTGGAACAGAGATATATAGATGAGATTAATAAACTTGAGGGTCATAATAGTCTTCGTAAGTTGCTTCATGAACAGATGGTACATGCATTAAGTGAGATAGATAAGAAATATGCAGAACAAGATGAGGATACCATGCAATGGCTCCTTGCACAAGCTAAGGGTACTTTGGACGCTGAGTATGAATACAAAAAGTATACCGAGTTGAAAGAGCTGGAAGATAAGACAAAGTTTATTGATGATGAAATAGCTAAGGAACAAGCAAGGGCTAATATTATTAAAAGGCTTGATAATGAATTAATGATAGAAAAAATAAAGAATGAAAATAGACTTGCTGAGGCGAGTTCAAGATATAGAATAGCTGAATATGAGATGCAGGAAGCATTTATTGTGGATAACAAAGAAAGAATAGCATTGCTTGAAAAACAAAGAACTGAATATCAAACCCTTTTAAATATATTATTTGAGGAGTTCAAGGTTTTATCTGAGATTAGAGATGCGGCACCAGAGGCTTGGTTTGAAACAGCTAATCAAATCAAAGATGTTGCAACAAAGATAAGGAATATAGATGAAGAACTTCTTGAGAGCTCGGATAATTGGACTATGGGTATTAGAAGAGCATTTGAAGAATATGAGAGGTCTTTATCAGGGTTCAGACAAGCTTACTCCACCACAAACTCAATAATATCTGCGATGCAAAGAGGTTTAGAAGAGTTTTTTGATTATACATCCGAAAGGTTTCTAAGTTGGAGAGATTTGATATTAGACATACTTCATCAGATTTATATAGAACTGTTGAGAACATTTATAATTGCTCCCTTTATACAAGGGCTTAAGGGGATTGCGATGATGCCTATGATGGCTCCAGCACAACCAGCGACACCCGCACCAGTTACAATTCCAGCTCCTGAAGTAGGATTCGCTTCCAAACCTTCACCAAAGGTGACTGTGAACATTCATAACAATACACCTTATAGAGTAACGAGCGAGAATGTCTCAACGACATTTGATAGTGAGAACTACATTGTCAATGTTGTTATGAAAAACATAGATAAAAATTCTCCCTTGAGATACATGATTAAAGGAGTGAGATGATATGGATTATCCAACATTGAGTATAAATCCAGAGTATCCTTATGTGATAACTTATGAGGATTCAACAATAAGGTCTGATTTTGAGGGTGGTTATGAAATAACAAGGAATAGATATACGAGGTTCAGAAGGGTTATAAATGTTAACTATAAATATATGAGTTCTACAGATTTTACAACATTGAATAATTTCTATAACTCTGTTAGGTGTACACAATCATTTAACTTTACATGTCCTGTGACTTCAACGGTTTACAGTGTAAGATTTGCAGAACCAATAAATGCAGAATATGTATCTTATGGATACTATAATGTCTCATTTAAGTTAAAGGAAGTATGAAAGACTTACCTCTCAATGTAAAAATAGAGAAAAATAAAATAGCAGGGGACTCAGCATGGATAATATTGCTTGAGGTAACTATAGACCAATACAATTTCAGACTTGCAAAAAATACCTCAGATGTAAGCTATGGTGGCTATACATACCAAGCCTTTAATTTTGAGTTGGATGCGACAAAAGAGACCTCAAGAGGTGAAATACCAACAATAGAGTTGAGGGTATCAAATGTAACGGACCTCTTACACCCATATCTCGAGGCTTATAATGGTGGTGTAGGTGGTACAGTTAAGATAACTATTGTGAATTCAAATTACTTAAGTGAAACCTACCCATCATTGACATTTGATATTTTGAACACTGTTGTTGACAATTACTTTATCTACTTTACATTGGGTGCTGTCTCCCCATTAAGAAAGAGATTTCCAAAACATAGGTATATATCAGACCTTTGCAACTGGGAGTTTAAGAGTGTTGAATGTGGTTATTCAGGTTCCGAGACAAGTTGTAACAGAACGTATTCAAGATGCTCAGAGTTAGGTAATACATCAAGGTATGGTGGCTTTTTGGGATTGAGAACAAGAAATGTCAAACTTGCTTAAAAAATACAACATTGAAGACCTTTTGGGTAAAGAATTTGAATGGGGGGTCAATGATTGCTACACACTTTGTGTTGAAGTATTGGGTAGAAATGGCATTGAGATACCTAAATTTAATGCCGATGAGACAAAGGTATATGAACTTTATACAAGATACAATAAATACTTCAAAAGACATGAAACACCACAGTCTTTGTCAATAGTCGCACTAAAAGTAAAATACCCATTTGTGACTCACTTTGGTGTTTGTCTTGATTACCCATACTTCATACATGTCATGGAAAAACGAAATGTATGCGTTGAAAGACTGGATAGTCTTCTATGGAAAGGTAGGATAGATGGATATTATACCTACGAAAAAAATTAATATTGTAAGGGTATTCAATCCTTTAAGGTTTGATAGAGATATAGTAACCACCAATGTTGGATACCTCGACAATCTCTATCTTATAAGACAAAAATATTTCATAGATGAGGCATGTGTTTCCCTAAATGGTCAAGTCATAAGAGAGGAAGAACTTGCTCTAACGATACCAGCAGAAGATGATTATATAACATTTATACCCCTCATATATGGTGGAGGAAATAGAGAAGGTAAGACAGTCATTGCAGAATTAGCTATGATAGCACTGGCTATAGCAGTTCCTCAATTGAGTATGTATATGTTGGGTGTCAAGACTATGACCATGGGGTCTGTTTTTTTATCGACGATGATAATGACTGGTGGTGCTTTGCTTATCAATGCACTCTTACCACCACCAGAGGCACCAGATAAGGCGGGTGGTTCTTCTTACTCATGGCAACCTGTTACAAGACAAACACAAGGTTTACCTATTCCAATGATATTTGGTGAGTTCAAATGCAGGGGTAATATTATAAATAGCTATACAGAAATCATAAAAAACAAACAGTATTTGTATTGTTTAATCAGTTTGGGTCTTGGTGTTGTAGAAGACATCTCAGATTTTAAAATAAATGATATTGAAATCGATGTCACAGACCCAGACTCACCTGCAAAGATAGAGGTTAGAAAGGGTTATCTTAATCAGACCTTAATTGAAGGTTTTGACATCACAAAAGTAGATTACTCAATAAATACAGAACTTCTTTGCGATCAAGAATACAATTACACCACTGTTGGTAGTAGTTGGGATAATGTTGAGATTATTCTTTATTTTCCATTAGGACTCTACATGATTGAAAGTGATGGTGATAGAGAGGGTCAAAGAGTTATGTTTGAGATATACGCCAAAAAACATGGAACAACTGATTGGTATCCTGTATCACCATCTATAACAGAAGATGTCACAATTCACGAGGCGAACAAGGATAAATATTCTGCTGGTATGTATGTGACACTAATAATTAAAAGGAGTGCTGGAGCACTTACCGCATACATTGTAGATAAGTATTGGTATTCATTTGAGATGTATGATACACAACCCTCAGGCTTTTATGAAGGTAAGCCATATGACGGTTATCCTCTCGCTTATTGGACAAAGCTCAAATCAGGGACAAAGTACATATTAAGTTCTGAATACGGTGTTGGGAATATAAAAGGCGTGGTCTACATCTATGACAAAAGAAGTTCAGAAATGTATTATTCAGAAAAGTTTAATTGCTTTTCTGGTAAGGGGCAATATGATATAAAGATAAAACGAATTACAGAAGACACAGATAATGTAAGAAAAATCTTCACCAAATCAATGTTGGTCAAGATTACCGAATGTTATAACATAGGCTTTACTTATCCTCGAAGTGTCCTTGTGGGTATAAAGTCACTTGCAAGTAAAAAACTATCTGGTACATTTTCATTCTCTTGTATAGTCAAAGGTTCTCTTGTAAGGGTCTATGAAAACTCTCAGTGGGTAGTCAAATACTCGAACAATCCAGCATGGGTTGCATTACATATCCTAACTCAACCTGTCTTTGATGACAATCTAAATATTATTAGATATGATGGTATGAGTCCAAATAACATTGACATGACCAAACTTATTGAGTGGGCAGAATTTTGTGATGAACTTGTACCAGATGGTAAAGGTGGTCAGGAAAAGCGTTGCACTTTCAATGGGATATTTGATGAAGATGAAAACCTTTGGGATGCGGTTATGAAGGTGTGTCAAGTGGGTAGATGCATACCAGTGTATAATGGCTCCATGCTCACATTTGCCATAGATAAACAATCATCAGTAACTCAAAGATTTACAGTTGGAAATATCTTAAAGGACTCATTCAAAGAGATGTTTATGGGTGTCAATGACAGAATTAATGAGCTCGAAATAGACTACATTGACAAAGACTTAGGGTATGAAAAGACCACAATTACTGTTGTGAATAACAATATAAACGACTATTCCAATAAAGCAATGGTGACATTGAGAGGAGTCACCTCAGCGAGTGAGGCATGGCGGTATGCTATGTATAGATTGAATTGTAATCAGTATTTGAAAAGAACCATAGAATTTCAAGCAGATGTAGATGCTATTGCATGCACTCTTGGTGATGTAATAGAAATCCAGTATGACATTCCTCAACAAAATGGGATACCAGATTGGGGATATGGTGGAAGGATAGTTAGTGCTGGGACAACAACAGTGACACTTGATAGAAAAGTTTATATCAATATAACAAAATCTTATAAGATTATCATTAGACTTTCAGATGATACGTTTGTAGAAAAAAACATTGTGAATCCTTCCCAAAGTGGAGAGTATGACACAGTAACAGTTTCGACATCATTTACAACAATCCCACAACAATATGATATGTATGCCTTTGGTGAAGTTAACAAAGTTATGAAGAAGTTTAGGATTACTGATATGTCATTGACACAAGAACAAAAAGCAACAATATCAGCAATAGAATATTACGACGAAATATACGATTCAGATACACAGTCTCCTCAAATACCAGATTATCCAATAACTCCAATAGAATTATTACCCGCTATAAATACTTATGCTGAGGAAGAACTTTACATTGATGAGTCAGGTAATGTTGTAAGAAGGATAAGAGTCAGATTCCAGAACCCAAACCCATTATTTCAGCGAATAATTGTAATGTATTGGTCAATGAGAGACCCATGCTGGATTGATTGTGACAAAGTTGGTGATGATTATGCAATTATAGAGTCACCTTATCCAAACACAACATATCGGATAGTCTTTATGACCATTGGTAATGATGGTAATACTTTGGACTGGAGTCAATGTCCAATAATAGAGATAACAACGACTGACCAATACGGTATAATCGACTGGTTTTTGGATTTGCAAGTTTCTGGTTTACAGATATTTGGGAAAGGTAATGATACAACATTTGAGGGCAGAGATTGTAAGTTTGTTTGGAATGATATTAGTTCAACCCAAATAGATGAAGCCGATGACAATAGTGCAAATCCTCAAAGTTCAAATACATGGTTTAGAGATTATGAAGTAAAGATATTGGATAGTTCTGGTAACCTATTGAGAACTTATTACACACCCTCAGCGGAATATACATATACATATGAGTTTAACTATGTTGATAATAATGGTTCACCAACGAGGGTATTTACTATAGAGGTAAGAGCAAGAGATAAATTCGGAAGGTTTTCCCAAAAGGCGTCGCTCACAGTCAATAATGTACCGCCACCTGTACCTGATGGAATTAGTGTGACTGCTTATTATGATGCCTTTGAAGTCAAGTATTATCCAGTCGATGCACCAGATTTGGTTGGTTACATGATACATGCAAGCACAACACCTAACTTCGAACCATCAGCAAGTAACCTCATAGCCGATACACCACAGACATCATTGTTGGTGACTGGTGTTAGTGGAACTTGGTACATAAAACTTGCGTCTTATGATACATTTGGTAAGACTGGTTTGCTATATTCGAATCAATATCAGGTCACAACACTTAATGTTAATGAACCAGATACCACACCACCAAATACACCAACAGGATTATCACTTCAAACAGGTATAGGTAAAAATAATGATGGTTCAGATTTTGCCTACATTTATGCTACATGGAATGCTAATACAGAGTCTGATCTTGCTTACTATGAATATAGATGCAAAGAATCAGGTGGAAACTATATGTATGGGACTACTGGAACGAATTCGATAATTATAAAGCCATTGAGAAGTAATATTGTCCATTATGTAGGAGTCAGAGCAGTTGATACATCTGGTAATAAGTCATCTTGGACTTCGGATTTATCAATTACCACATCTGCTGATACAACACCACCATCACCAGTGACTGATTTGACAGCGACGGCGGCTTTCAAAACAATCTTCTTGTCATGGACAATGCCTGCAGATAAAGACATCAATTATGTAGAAATATTCAGAAGTAATGACAGCAATAGAGCTAATGCTGTCTCAATAGCCAAAGTAAAGACAAGTTTCTATGCAGACAATGTTGGTGCTTATGGATTAACAAGATATTATTGGGTCAAGGTCTGGGACACCTCAGGTAATGCTTCATCCGAGACAGGTTATGTGAGTGCTACCACTGCTAATATAAAGAACGCTGATATAGACGACTTTGCGATAACTGCTTCAAAGATATGGACAAAGATACCAATAGTCACTGGTGACTCATGGTCTGATAACTCACCATCATCTGGTTATGTCTCTTGGAATGCACACACACTTTATTACAATGGCACAGCTTATAATATTGCTTCAGGCAACACCAATAATAAATACATATATTGGATTTATCCCAATAACTTTTACAGCACAAGTAATACAAACCCAACGCTTGATGATAACTCCTTTGTAATAGCTACAAACATAAATGGTTACCATGACCTTGCTTGGAATGCCATAGCTAATCAGGTAATAGGTTCTGCTTATATACAGGACTTAGCTGTAAATAATGCAAAGATTAATGATTTATCGGCGGAAAAGATAACGGCTGGTGACATCGCTGTAGACAGACTCATAGCTAATAGTGCCAATGCGGTAAATCTTGGTGCTGTAGCAATTAATGCTCAAAAAATACTAATTTCTGGTAGTACCTATCTATCAGATTGGAGATATGGTGGTGACACAACAAAGATAGATGGTGGTGACATAGCTACCAATACGATAACAGCAAATAAGATAGTAATAGGCTCAAGGAATTTGTCAATTCAGGGGATAGAGATAAGTGCGAATTATCCTAACACTAATACACTGTATTGGACATCTGGAGTCATAACTTACATTGATGATAATGGTGTACCCCAAAGTGTGAGTATATCTTCTGGTAGTCAAGCATGGTCAACTGGGACATTGTATCTCTATTGGAGTAAGGCCAATGGATACTTATCGGTGACAACTGATGCGAGTCAAGCCTTTACATCGAATACTGTTGTATTAGCAACGTATAGAGGTGGAACCGACCTTGTAGTAAACTATGGTAGAACGATTATAGATGGTGATGATATAGTCACAAACACAATAACTGGTAATAAGATAAAGGCTAATGAGATAGTCGGAACACACATTAGGGCTAATGAGATAGTCGGAACACACATAAAGGCTGGTGAAATAGTTGGAACACACATTAGGGCTCAAAGTATAGAAGGACTACATTGTAAGTTTGAGTCCATAGAGACCTCGAAATTAATTCTTAATCCGAGAGGATTCAATTTAATATCAGACCCTGGTTTTGAACTTGGTGACTTATCAAAAGAGTGGACTACAGAATGGACATCAAAGATTACATTGACAACCTCAAATAAACACTCAGGTGGTTATGCAATAACAGCTACAACATCTTCTGGTGAAACTCTTAACATTACCCAAAGAGGTTCTAATGGTACAAGTGCGAGAAGGTTTTATTTGAAGGCTGATTCAAATACTCAGTATACAGAAAAAATAATAGTTGGTGCATGGATCTATAGAACTAATAATCAAGTCAAACCTCAAGTAGGTGTAAATGTGTATGATGCTTCTGGTAATGCGATTGATTATATATGGATTTCTGGAGATGTCACAACTGGGGCTTGGGTGTATCAGGAATATAGTAAAGCAGTGCCGAGTTCTGCAAGATATTGTGAATTTATCATCTCATTTAGCTCCTCTGGTCTCTCTGGTGGAACTGCTTACATAGATGATGTGTTTTTATTCTTTCAGGC